GCGAGCGCGCCGCGCGGATCATCGATGAACGCAAAGATCCGTTTGACTACCTCGCCGCTTATTGCCGGCTTGATATCCAGGTCGAGTTCGCGGTTTCCGATTTGAAAGCTGCACTGGTGGCGCCGGAGTGCTTCGAGCCGCTGCCGTGGCAGGCCGACTTGGGAGACGTGGCATGAAAACCGATTACCGGGATGTATGGCCGATCAATGCCAAGCGCACCCAGCGCGAGGCGGGAATACCGGAAGGCGACTTCCGCGAGGAAGTTCGCACCGAGCACTGGTTTTGGTTCGCCGCGCTGTTCACGCTGATCGTGATCGCGCCGGCAGTTGTGGAGTGGATCGCATGAGCGCCGTCTATCGGGCTATCGCGAACGTCACGGCCGCGCTGGCAAAAAGCGGCATTGCGAAGTCGCACGAGAACAAACAGCAAGGTTACAACTTCCGAGGCATCGATGACGTGTACAACGCGCTGGCGCCGGAGCTGGCAAAGGCCAAGCTATGCGTCCTGCCGCGCGTGATCCGCCGGGAGGTGACCGAGCGCCAGTCGATCAAGGGGACCACGCTGTTTTACGTCGTGTGCGACATGGAATTCGATTTTGTCAGCGCCGAGGACGGCAGCAAGCACACCGTTTCGGCGGTTGGCGAGGCAATGGACACCGCCGACAAGGCGACGAACAAAGCTATGTCAGCCGCCTACAAATACGCGGCCTTGATGGCTTTCTGCATCCCGACCCAGGGCGACAACGACGCCGACGCGACCACGCATGAGGTAGCTCCGGCTGGCGAGTATTCGCGCTGGCTGGACGCGATCGACTCGGCGCCGGACGTGGCCGCGCTCAATGACATCGCCGCCGAGTTAGCGAAGTCAAACATGCCGCCTGCTGACCGCTCCAAACTGCGCGCAGCGTTTAGTGCACGTAAACATGCACTATCGGTGGCCTCATGATCGCCCAGGGCACCGTCGAGTGGTTCGCGCTTCGTGCCGGGAAGTTCACCGGGTCGCGGTTCTCAGATCTGATGGCTCGCACCAAGAGCGGCCCTTCCACCAGCCGTGCCAACCTGCTCGCGACTCTCGCGGTTGAGCGCCTGACGGGTATGTGCGTGGAAACCTACTCAAACGCCGCGATGCAACGTGGCACCGAGCTAGAGCCGGAGGCCCGCGCCGCTTACGAGGCGCACATCGGTGATCTAGTGCAGGAGGTGGCATGGATACCTCACCCCACCATCGACTATGTCGGTATCTCGCCAGATGGGCTGGTAGGCGATGACGGCCTGTGCGAATTCAAGTGCCCGGCGGCCATGGCGAAACACCTCGCAGCGTTGCGCTCCGGTGCGCACGCTGTCGAGTACCGCTGGCAGCTGCAGGGCCAGTTGTGGGTAACCGGCCGACAGTGGGTAGACGCGGTGTCCTACGATCCCCGGTTTCCCGAGGGTTTGCGGCTGGCGATCGCCCGCGTGGAGCGCGATGAAACGGCCATTGCCGAGCTGGAATCTGCGTGCAAGGCCGCCGAGGCCGAGCTGCAGGAAATTGTGTCCGAACTCAATCAATTGAAAGGTGCAGCATGACTCAGTACGACAACACGAATCGCGGCTCGCTGTTCGTCAACGACCGGAAGGAATCCGATAAACACCCGGATAGCAAAGGGAACCTCAACGTAACGTGTCCGCACTGCGGACAGGGCACGGATTTCTGGTTGTCCGCGTGGCGGAAAGTGAGCGGCAGCGGGGCTAAGTTTCTGTCGCTCAGCGTCAATCCGAAAGACATGAAGGCCAGCGAGCCGGCAAAGGCTGCGGCGGGAATCACCGATGACGATATTCCGTTCTGAGGTTGACCCCGTGACCACCCACCCCTGGACCACCGCCGAGGTCGACGTGATGAGCTACGAATCCTTTGTCTCGCGCAAGCTGGCCGCCATTCCGCCCGCGGGCATTGATCCGCCATCGGAACTGCTCGGCCCGCTGTTCCCGCACCAGGACGCGCTGGCTCGATGGGCGATCCGGCGCGGACGGGCGGCAGTATTCGCCGACACCGGGCTCGGCAAGACGCGCATACAACTGGCTTGGGCTGATGCCATCCATCGCGCCACGGGCTGCAAGGTGCTGATTCTCGCGCCGCTGGCCGTTGCCGAGCAGACTGCCGAGGAAGGCGCTGCGCTCGGCGTGCGCGTGGTGCATGCCCGCGACGGGAAGGATGCCGGCCCCGGCCTGACGATCACCAACTATGAGCGCCTGCACCGATTCGACCCGGACGAATTCGGCGCGGTGGTGCTAGACGAATCGAGCTGCATCAAGCATCACGATACGAAGACGCTGGCAACGCTGCTCGCGGCGTTTCGGAACACGCCATACAAGCTGTGCGCCACCGCGACGCCCGCCCCTAACGACTGGACTGAACTGGGCACGCATGCGGAGTTTCTCGGCGTGTGCTCGCAAGCCGAGATGCTGAGCGAGTATTTCGTGCATGACGGCGGCGAGACGCAAGTCTGGCGGCTGAAAGGCCACGCGAGGCACCAGTTTTGGCGATGGGTATCGTCGTGGGGCGCACTGGTCCGCTCTCCGTCCGATCTCGGCTTCGACGGATCGGCCTACATCTTGCCGCCGTTGAACGTGTCGGAGCACTTGAGCCGGACGGACGCCGAAGCCGATGAGGGCAAGCTGTTTGCGCTAGAGGCCAGCACGCTGTCGGAGCGGCGCGCGGCACGTAAGGCAAGCCTGGAACATCGCGTCGCCGACTGCGCGCAGATGGTGAACAGTGACGTGCAGCCGTGGGTAGTCTGGTGCGATCTGAATGCCGAATCCGAAGCGTTACGAAAGGCAATACCGGATGCGGTCGAGATTCGCGGCAGCGACACGATAGAGCACAAGGAGCGCGCCCTGTCCGACTTTGCGCACGGCCGCGTGCGCGTTTTGATCAGCAAGCCGTCGATCTGCGGATTTGGCTTGAACTGGCAGCATTGCGCCCGCATGGCATTCGTCGGCGTGACGGACTCTTTCGAGGCGTACTACCAGGCCGTGCGGCGGTGCTGGCGATTCGGGCAGCATCGTCCGGTTGACGTTCACATCTTCGCCAGCCAGCTCGAGGGCGCGATCATCGCGAACCTCAAACGCAAAGAGGCAGACGCAAAGGCCATGTCCGAGTCGCTGGCCGCTGAAACCGGCGCGGCGATCCGCGAGGCGGTGCTCGGCTCGGTGCGATCCACGAATGAATACAACGCAACGCGGGCGGTGAAATTGCCCGCATTTATGAGGGCATCTGCATGAACTGTATCGACCAGACCGTCACTGACAAGTGGGCAATCTACAACGGCGATTGCGTCGAGGTAATCAAGGGACTGCCGGATCATTCAGTCGGTTACAGCATTTTCTCTCCGCCTTTCAGCAGCTTGTACACATACAGCAACAGCCCGCGCGACATGGGCAACTGCCGCACGGATGCCGACTTTTTCGAGCACTTCGGATATTTGATCGATGAGTTGCGCCGCGTGATGATCCCCGGACGCGACGTATCGTTCCACTGCATGTTGCTGCCCACGTCGAAGGTGCGCGACGGCGTGATCGGGCTGAAGGATTTCCGCGGCGACCTGATCCGCGCGTTTCAGGCGCGCGGGTTCGTTTACCACTCGGAGGTCGTGATCTGGAAAGATCCTGTAACGGCCATGCAGCGGACGAAGGCGCTGGGCCTGCTGCATAAGACCGTGCGGACCAACGCGAGCATGAGCCGGCAGGGAATCCCCGACTACTTGGTGACGATGCGCGCCCCCGGCGAGTGCGTAGACAAGGTGACGCACGACGACTACCCGGTAGACAAGTGGCAGAAGATCGCCAGCCCGATCTGGTCGGACATCGATCCTAACGACACGCTGCAATATCGATCCGCGCGTGAGCACGACGACGAGCGGCACATATGCCCGCTACAGCTCGAGGTGATCCGGCGCGGCATTGAACTCTGGACGAATCCGGGCGACATCGTGCTCAGTCCGTTTACCGGCATCGGCAGCGAGGGGTATGTCGCCGTCGAGATGGGCAGGCGATTCGTCGGCGCGGAACTGAAGGAGTCCTACTACCGGCAGGCCGTCGCGAATCTGCAATCGCTCGGGAATCAAGGCGATATGTTTGGAGATGCCGCATGAGCACCATCACCTGGCACCGATGCACCGAGCAGCTCCCCGACGACGAAACCACCGTGCTACTGGCCTTCGATGACGGCGAGGTGCTTGTCGGATATCGCGATGGCGATGAGTGGTGCTTCCCCGGAGGCATATGCATAGGAAACGATGCAACCCACTGGGCGCACTTTCCTGAGCCGCCGGCATGCGCCTGACTAGTTTCATCGCCTTCGTCGCGGCCTTCCTGCTCACCCTCGCCGCGTGCCAGTGGGCGATGCCGGAGCGGGACGTGGCGAGTTATGACTGGCGGACTGATTTATCAACCA